AATTGTAATGTGAGGTGTTATCAATATGATAGTCGCAATGGAGTTTGAGGAATTGTACAGAAAAGACGGAAGCCATATTGACCAAGGAATTGTTGAACTAAGAGTGAGGAACTTTCCGCCAGAAAGTGTCTGCAAGAAAAAATTTTATGAAATATTTGGAGATGTCAAAAGTGTTGGTAAACTTAAAATTATCGGAGTTGTTAGAAAATAAAAAGCCCGCAAGTGCTGGAACACTAAACGGGCAATAAAAAGTATATAACATAAAATCAGTTTAATAATACCACCAAAATATTAAATTGTCAATTATCAAACTGGGAAAAGGAGAAATTTAGCATGAAATTATATGAAATTGACGCAGAAATTGAACAATGTATCTTAATTGATGAAGAAACAGGCGAGGTTATTGGGATTGATACAGAAAGAGCTGATAAGCTGCAGATGATGAGAGATGATAAAATAAAAAATTTGGCTCTCTATTATAAAAATTTGATGGCTGAGGTTAATGCGTATAAATCCGAAAAAGATTATTTTGCAAAGCGTGAAAGGGTGGCCAAAAATAAAGCGGAGAGTATTAAGAAATTTTTGAATGAATTTCTTGCGGGTGAAAAGTTTGAATCACCAAAGGTTAATATTACATATCGTAAGAGTGAATCAGTTGTTATTGATGATATTAACAAAGTAGACAAGCAGTATTTAAAATATACAGAACCGGCGGTTGACAAAGTGGAGGCCAAAAAAGCTATTAAATCAGGTGTATTACTTGAAGGTTTACATATTGAAGAAAATCAAAATATTCAAATTAAGTAGAAGCAGGAGGTATTCATGAAGATAATTAAAGGTATACAAAAAACGCCTGAAAAGGTTGTAGTTTATGGACCGGAAGGGATAGGTAAATCAACTTTTTTATCTTGTTTTCCGGAGCCGTTGTTTATTGATACAGAAGGAAGCACAAAACATATGAATGTATCTAGATTGCCAAACCCGCAAAGTTGGATGGAATTGTTAGAAGAAATTAATTACGTTATTCAAAATCCTGGCTGCTGTAAAACACTTACAATAGATACAATTGATTGGGCTGAACAGCTTTGTACAGAAAACATACTTGAAAAGTACGGTAAAAATGGAATTGAGGATTTTGGATATGGTACCGGATATGTATATATAAAAGAAGAATTTGGAAGATTTTTAAAGTTGCTGGATAATGTTATTGAGGCAGGAATAAATGTTGCTTTAGCTGCACATGCACAAATACGTAAATTTGAGCAGCCTGATGAACTTGGTGCATATGACAGATACGAACTGAAACTCGGAAAGAAAACTTCTTCACAAACAGCACCTCTTGTGAAGGAATGGGCTGATATGGTTCTATTTGCAAATTATAAAACAATTTCTGTAGCTGTTGATAAAGATGGAAAAAAACATAAAGCTCAAGGTGGAAAGCGTGTAATGTATACAACTCATCATCCATGCTGGGATGCGAAAAACAGGCATGGATTAGAAAGCGAGCTGCCATTTGATTATAAATATGTTGCAAATATATTTGATAACTTTGAACCACAGAGCCAAACACCTGTTAAACTTAATCAGACAGAACAAATAGAAAGAGAAATTGATGCTGTTATTGATAAAATTCCGAAACAAGATGAAGAAACTAAAACAAATAAACAACAAATGAAGAAAATTAATGTTGACGGAATCCCTAAAGAATTAGCTAAATTAATGATTGAAAACAATGTTACTAAAGAAATGATTCAAAATGTTGTGCATCAAAAAGGTTATTATCCATCGGGTACACCAATTGAAAATTTTGATACTGAGTTTATAGAAGGGGTTCTGATAGGCGCCTGGGATGATGTATATAAAGTAATAGTTGAATATGAGACACTTCCTTGGGAAGAAAAATAAATAATAAAATTTGGAGGAAATAAAAATGAGTAATGAATCAGAAAGAGAATATGGCTGGGATGATGAAATACAAAATGATGGACCGGAATATGTCGTTTTGCCGGATGGAGACTATAATTTTAAAGTAACAGGTTTTGAACGCGGCAGATATGAAGGCGGAGAGAAAATTCCGGCTTGTAATATGGCAATTATCACTTTAGAAATAGAGAATGACAAAGGAATTTGTTTTATACAAAACAGATTATTTTTACATAGTCGTTGTGAGGGGTTGTTGTGTGCATTTTTTACTTGTATTGGTCAGAGAAAGCATGGTGAAAAATTGAAAATGAATTGGAATGAAGTTGTCGGAGCAAGAGGAAGAGCAAAAATTGGACATCGTGAATATAATGGAAATATTTATAATGATATAAAAAGGTTTTACGCTCCCGATGAATCTGCACCAAAAAAATCATTCACACCAGGTAAATTCTAATGGAATTAAGACCATATCAACAAGAAGCTGAAAAGGCAGTATTTGCCGAATGGGAAAAAGGGAATAAAAGAACTTTGCTAGTATTACCTACAGGCACCGGTAAAACTATTGTATTTGCAAAGATAACTGAAAGATGTGTAAAGAATGGCGAGCGAGTACTTATACTCGCTCATCGAGCCGAACTATTAGAACAAGCAGTGGATAAAATTAAAAAAGTAACCGGGTTAAGATGTGCGGTCGAAAAGGCAGAAGAAAGTTGTATAGGCAGCTGGTATCGTATAGTTGTTGGTTCCGTTCAAACAATGATGCGTCAGAAACGTCTTAACCAATTTGATACAGACTATTTTGATACTATAATTATTGATGAGGCACATCATTGTATATCAGACAGTTATCAAAAAGTAATAGATTATTTCAGTGAATCAAAATTATTGGGAGTAACAGCTACGCCTGACAGAGGTGATATGAAAAATCTTGGTAAGGTTTTTGAGAGCATGGCATATGAATATTCATTATCATCAGCAATTAAAGAAGGATTTTTATCACCAATTAAGGCTCAAACAATTCCTTTAAAACTTGATTTAACAGAAGTGGGAACACAGGCTGGAGACTTTAAAACGAGTGATTTAGGTACAGCTCTTGAACCATATCTATATCAGATTGCGGATGAAATGAAAAAATATTGTGATGGGCGAAAGACAGTAGTTTTTTTGCCGCTAGTAAAAACCAGTCAAAAGTTTTGCAATATTTTGAATGAAAATGGTTTTAAGGCTGCAGAAATAAATGGAAATAGTGATAATAGGTCAGAGATTTTAAACGATTTTAATTCAGGCAAATATAATGTTATTTGCAATTCCATGTTGCTTACAGAAGGCTGGGACTGTCCCAGTGTAGATTGTGTTGTTGTATTAAGGCCAACTAAGGTACGTAGTTTATATTGCCAAATGGTAGGCAGGGGAACACGTTTATCACCTGAAACCGGTAAAACTGAATTGTTAATACTTGATTTTCTTTGGCACACTGAACGACATGAACTTTGTAGACCGGCTCATCTAATATGCGAAAATGAAGAAGTTGCTCAAAAAATGACTGAAAATCTTGAAGCTTCAGGCTGTCCGATTGATATAGAAGAAGCAGAAGTTCAAGCCAGTGAAGATGTTGTTGTGCAGCGTGAAGAAGCTCTTGCTAAACAGTTGTCGGAAATGAAAAAGAGGAAACGCAAATTAGTGGACCCTATACAATTTGAAATGAGTATACAAGCAGAAGATTTATCAGGGTATGTTCCGGCATTTGGCTGGGAAATGTCACCGCCAACGGACAAGCAGAAAAACGCACTCGAAAAGCTGGGTATTATGCCTGATGAAATTGAAAACTCCGGTAAAGCTGCGAAAATTTTAGACAGACTTGAGAAACGTAAAAATGAAGGACTGACAACGCCAAAACAAATTAGATGCTTAGAGCAAAAAGGATTTAAACATGTTGGAACATGGCAGTTTGAAGCTGCAAGCAAATTGATTGCGAGAATATCTGCTAATGGGTGGAGAGTTCCAAATGGTATTAACCCCGCTACATTTAATCCCGAATTAGGAGCATAGGATATGGAAAATAACATTAATTTGGTTGAACTGCTTGAATATATAGAACCATCATTTCTTGATTATCAGGATTGGGTTAATGTTGGAATGGCACTTAAATATGAAGGATATACAGTACAGGATTGGGATGATTGGAGCAAACGTGACGCTAACCGTTATCATGCTGGGGAATGTGAGAAAAAGTGGAATACTTTTTCCGGTTCAAGTTCTCCTATAACAGCAGGAACCATAGTGAAAATGGCACAGGATAATGGTTTTAAATTTCATAAAGAAGATGTTGCTTTTGATTGGAATTCTGAGATAGGCAATAAAGATGATTTAGTTGTAATCGATAAAGGGTGGATTGAAACAAGTGAATTTAGCATACCACAAAAATGGAATCCTGTTGAACAATTAACTACATATTTAGAAACACTGTTTGAAGCAAATGAAAACGTTGGATATGTCACTCGGAGCTGGGAGAAAAACGGAAAGTACCTCCCGTCTAAAGGCTTGTGTGACAGGACGGCCGGAAGGTTAATTCAGGAGCTTTCAAAGTGTGAAGGAGATATATGTAAGGTTATTGGTGATTATAGTGAAAAGGCAGGAGCTTGGATACGTTTTAACCCTCTTGATGGTAAAGGTATAAAAAATGAAAACGTTACGGATTTTAGATATGCTTTGGTTGAATCAGATGTAATGGATTTAGGGCGTCAAAAAGCTATTATTGAGGAACTGGAATTACCTGTTGCATGTCTTGTGTACAGTGCAGGGAAAAGTCTCCACGCTATAGTGAAAATTGAGGCATATAATTATAGTGAATATAGAGAAAGAGTTGAATATCTATATAAGGTTTGTGAAAAGAATGGTTTAATTATAGATAAACAAAATAAAAATCCATCACGCTTATCTAGAATGCCAGGAATTATAAGAAATGGGAAAAAACAATATTTATTATCTACAAACATTGGAAAATCCAGTTTCGAAGAATGGAAAGAATGGATTGAAACAATTAATGATGATTTGCCGGAACCTGAAAGCATTGCAAGTATTTGGGATAATCTACCCGAATTGTCACCATCTCTTATTGATGGAGTATTAAGACAAGGTCATAAAATGCTTATAGCTGGACCTTCAAAAGCCGGAAAATCATATGCTCTGATTGAAATGTGCTGTGCTATAGCTGAAGGCAAGAAATGGCTGAAATGGAATTGTACTAAAGGCAGAGTTTTATATGTTAATTTAGAATTGGACAGGGCAAGCTGTTTTCATAGATTTAAAGATGTTTATACTGCTTTAAACTGGAATCCTGATAACATTAATAATATTGATATATGGAACTTAAGAGGAAAATCAGCGCCAATGGACAAGCTGGCGCCTAAACTAATTCGAAGAGCCGTGAAAAAAGACTATATAGCAATAATTATTGACCCAATATATAAAGTTATTACAGGAGATGAAAACAGCGCGGACCAAATGGCAAAGTTTTGTAATCAGTTTGACAAGGTCTGTACCGAATTGGGCTGTGCGGTAATATATTGCCATCATCATTCAAAGGGAGCACAAGGCGGCAAAAGAAGTATGGATAGGGCATCCGGCAGCGGAGTTTTTGCTCGTGACCCTGACGCTCTTATTGATTTGATAGAATTAGAATTAACAGAAGATGTTTTAAAACAACAGGAAGATGTTTTAGTGTGTAAAACATGCTACAAATGGATAAAACGTTTTAGTAAAGATAACGAGGTTTCTCAGGATGATTTATGCAGCGCTAGGACTATGTTAGAACTTTCAGCAGAATTGTTACAGAGTAATACATATAAACTGATGATTGAAGATATTAAGAAGGTTAAAGATGAAAATAAAAGCCGTACAGCATGGCGTATAGATGGAACGTTAAGAGAATTTCCTAAATTTGAACCAATTAATTTATGGTTCGATTACCCTATTCACAGAATAGATGATACAAATATTCTTAAGGATTTATCAGCTGAATCTGATACTCATTCTTGGAAATCTAAATCAAATAAAAAGAATGTTAAACAAAGAGAAAATAAAAAAACAATTGAAACGGCATATGAAGTTTGTAAAATTGATGGTGATGTGACACTCAAAATGATTGCGGAATATATGGAAAAATCAGAAAAAACCATAAGAAATTATGTTAATTCAAGCTCTAATCTGTATATTAAAAACGGATTTATATATGAAAAATAATTTAAATCTCGAGAGGGAAATCGGGAAAAAAAGGGAAATTTCCCTTTTTCCCTCAAGGGAAATTGGGAAAAAACAAGGAAATTTCCCTTTTTCCCTCAAGTCTTGAAAACCGCGTAAAAATGTGGGTTAGAGCGCAATCGGGAAATCGGGAAGGAAATTTATATATATAAATATATAATTTTCCCTTTCCCTCACGGGTCAGTGGGGTAAGTCGTTGTGCGAAGCTCACGCACAACAACGCCTCCCCCTGTCACTGACAAAAAATTTTTTCAAGAGTAAAACAAAAACTGAGGGGTGAACAAAAAATATGAGAACACAAAGAAGCAAATTGTTAGATGCAGTTAAACGAATGCCTGAACTGAGACATTCAATTCCGGGCAAAGAATTTAAAATACAAAATAGTGAAGTTATTAAATGGCTTATAATGCAACCTGAAATTTTAAATTATATCTGGAACAATATAAAAAATTCCGAAGCGATAAAATATGACGCTGAATCAGGATGTTGGAGTGGTGTTGATTATGACAACTGAATTTTTTGTTGCAATTATTCCACCAACTGTTACTCATCAAGAAAAGAAAGTCAGTGTGATAAAAGGTAAACCGGTTTTTTATGAGCCGTCTAATTTAAAAGACGCCCGCTTAAAACTTATGTCACATTTAGCTAGATTTGTTCCAGTAAAAAAATATATTGGTGGAGTTCGGCTTATTGTAAAATGGTGTTTCCCGAGAAAAAATCACAGAGACGGTGAGTATAAAATAACTAAGCCGGATACGGACAATTTACAGAAGTTACTCAAGGATGTAATGACAAAGTTGGGGTATTGGGCAGATGATAATTTGGTGGCAAGTGAAATTGTGGAAAAATTTTGGGCTGAAAAGCCCGGAATATATATCAGGATAGAGGATTTGTAAGATGGAGTTAAAACAAGTTAAACAAGCAATTATGCAACAAAGTATAGTTCGTTATAAAAATAAAAACTATGTCTTTTATGCTAGTAGATGTTTTAAAAATATTCATGAAGATAGAATCGAATATGACGGAGAACTATATGACGAAAACGCAAATTGTGTTATTCATGTGCAACTAAGTGATGTAGAACTTATTGAGAAATAAATTTATAACAAGGAGGGACAAGATGAAATATGACG